TAGGTTGCCTAGGTGGTCATTAGATTATGTGGCTGAATTGGAATTACAAGAAAAAAAATTAGAATATGATGGTAAAATTTATGAAATTTATAAATATGACTGGAATAAATACGTTGAATATAACGTACAGGACGTAAACCTTCTAGTTAAATTAGAAGAAAAAAAGAAAATGTTCGGTATCATGATTGAACTAGCATACGATTGTGTTATAAATCTAGATAGAGTTTTTTCCATGATAGCTACCGTAGAAGGTTATGCATTAAAATTTATGCATAAAGAAAAATTGGTTATGTCTGATAGAAAAGAAAATGAACGAGATTGGTGGCTAGAAACTAATTCTTATAAAGTTAAAAGACCAGATGGTAATATAGAATATCAAAATTGTTATTATGAAGAAAAAGGATTAACAACATTTGAACCATTTTTTGTTAAAGCTGGTTATTGTTATGCTTCACCAGGTCGTTATAAATGGGCAATGAGTGGCGATATTAAATCATCATATCCACATCATATGATGATGTATAATTTATCTACGGAAGTTAAAGTTATTGATCCAACTCAAGAAGAAATTATAAACCAAAAATTAATTAAAACTGATATTAATAAAGTCTATTTTAGGTCTGATGTTGAAGGAATTCTTGCTAAAATTGTTAGAGTGGTTTTTGAAGAACGTGAATATTTTAATAAACAAAAGAAAAAATATCAGAAACTCAAGGATAATGTGAAAGCCCAGTTTTTTGATGTTAAGCAAAACAATAAAAAGACAATTATCAATAGTTGTTACGGTGTATCATTAAATAAACAATTTCATTTATTTGATATTGATGTCGCTAGATGTATTACTAGATCTGCCAGATGTACTATTAGATATATTAAGGAAACTACAAACAATTACTATGTGTCAGACCAGATAAAACGAGATATCATGAAACACTTTCCAACTGTAACCATAGAGTACGGTGGTCAAATTAAAAAATTTAAAAAGAATGAAGAAATCACAATAATGAGAAATAATGAAATTATGAAAATAAAAGCATACGAGTTTAATAAAGATACCGATTTATTAGGAATTGAATGATTATGGAATTTGTAAAAGTTGATAAATGTGAATTTAGAGATATAACTAAAGAAAGAAATTTGATAGTAATGAATAGAGAAGGGTCAGTTGTACAAGCTGATACCGATTCAACCTATATATGTTTCCAAGAATTAAAAGAAAAATGGTTTAATGACATGGATGGTTTTGAATTTTTTGATTGTTTGGAATCCTTGGTAAATGTATTTTGGGATAAAATATTGGAAATTAGGGCAAAAAATAGAAATGTTAGACAATTAATTATATTTAAACGTGAAAATATGTTTTCACACTTTTTCTCATTTGCTAAAAAGTTATATATCGGTGCAGTAGTCGATTCCGAAGGTATGAGATATAGTTTTGAAGAACCATATAGAAAAATTATGGGCATTTCGATTACTAAAGATGAAATGCCAGAATTCTGTAAAAAAGCGGCATCAGAATTAGTTTTCAAAATAGCTTATGGATTAGAAAAAAAAGAGGCTGAAGATGAAATTTTAAAAATTTATGAAGAATTTAAGAAAAAACCTATAGACGAAATATCTTCAAAACGAACTATTTCGGATTATAAAAAATATATCCCTTTCGATATGTCTTATTATATAGAAAGGGGTTTCGGTTTTCAAAAGGGTTGGCCAGCTAATATAAAAATGGCATTTAGCTATAATTTCTTATGTGCTAAAGAAAAAATAATATTAGAACCTATTGATAGAGGTGAAAAATTTAATTATGTGTTTGTAAATCCTACGAACAAACTAAGAATTGAATGTATAGCTTATAAAGATAATTGGCCAAAAGATTTTAATAAATACTTTGATATAGATTATGAAACTTGTTATAGAAAGTTTTTATTGCCTATATTTGAGTCAATGTTTACTGTGTTGAAATGGAGTAAAAGAAAAGATGAAATACATTTAGAAAAAATAAAAATGAATAATAAATTTATAGTACCCCAGGAAATGAGGAATCTCTAGTTAACCATATACTAAGTAAGCCTATTGAAACTGTTCGCATTAGCGAACTTGAGTAGGAACTGTTGTCAAATCCTTCAATAGAAGGTCCTCTTCTTTAGCAGAGCGACAGGTTTCATAATAACATAAAATAGGAGAATAATGTGAAAGTAGTATTATTAGGAAATGCACAATCCAAACCGGCAGTCATCGGTTTATTAACTGAAGATTTATTAATTGATGTAAACCAAGCTAATAAAACATTAAGTAAATATAAATTAGAAATAGACCACGTTGATATCAACGGTGATCAAAAAATAGTATACATAAAAGAACAATCAAACAATAACAATTTAATTTTAGGATAAAAAATATGCAATTCGCTTCAACAATGACAAGCTTATCGACCCAAATAAAAGATGATTTAATATTAAATCAAATAAAGTTAAAAATCGTAGAACCAACTACAATTAGGTCATTTCCTAATAATTTTAAGAACATTTTTGATACAAGCATTTTCTCTGAAACGGCTAATAAAGATGTTTGGGATAAAATTAATATTTCATTAGAAGATTATAATTTGAAATTTACAGTTCAATTTGAAAATATAGAATTTGACGCAAAAATGACAAATCTTTTCGCAAATATCAAACATCGTAAAGATGGAACAATGTTTACAGAATATACATTGGTATTTTATAAAGAACTGGATAATAGCATTGATACAAAATTATCAACGTTTTTGAAATACAAAACTGAAAATGAAGATGGAAAAAAAGAAATTGTATTTTTTGATACAACTTTAAAAACAATAGAGGAATAATATATGGCATCAGATTTAATTAAACGATTAAAAAAAGAAAAAAAATTATCAGAATTGATTATCAATGAGAAAATGGAAGACACATATCTTTCTACCAACTGCATTTCCGTTAACTTATTGTTATCTGGTAAGATTAAAGGTGGAATCAAACGTGGTAAAATTAGCACAATTTGTGCTGATTCTGGTTGGGGAAAATCCATGATAGGCTTGAATGTTCTTAAAGCAGCATATCAACAAGGTATGGATTGTGTTGTTATTGACACAGAACATGCGTTTAATCGGGAATTAGCAGTCAAACTAGGTATCAATTTAAATGATATCGCGATTTTCGAAACATCAGTTATTCCGGATATTAAGAAAATTTATTCTAACGTTAATAGTGGACTAACTAGGCAACAATCGTTAAACACATTTTTCTTATTTGATTCTTGGGGTCCAATTGTTGAACAACAAGTTTTAGACAAAGCGGAAGAAGGCTCTTCAGCTGTTAATATGTCTTCTGCTAAATTTAAAAATGAATTAGCTAATATTATTAATTCTTACGGTAATACTAATTTAGTATTAAACCACGTTTATGACACGATGACTATGTATGGTGATAAATTTGCTGTTCCTGGTGGTAAACGTTTATTCTTTAATTCTGATGCAATTGTGTTAGCATCTTCAGCAGCAAAAGCCAAAAATAAAACTGGTGACATTGTTGGTAAAATTATTACAGCTGGCGTAAAGAAGGGACGTGCCGCTAAAGAATTCGTTAAAACTAAATTTTTAATAGATCATAATGGTGGTATTAATCCATATTTCGGTTTATTACAAGAAGCGATGGATTGTGGCTTAGTTATTAAACCTAAACCAGGAGCTTTCACTAGACCGGATTATGATAAAGATGGTAAGATTTGGAAAGAAACGGAACTCTATTGTGCTAAGTTTTGGGTAGACCTATATAAAGACCAAACTTTTAATAATTTAGTTGAACGAAAGTTTGCGTTTGAAGACTCGGTTCTTATTTCGGCTACCCAAGATGTTTTATCGATGATCGATGGTCATTCTGAAATCCCAGAATTCGAATCTAAGTTATTAACTAATAAGGATATAGAAGACGAAGAAGCTGATGAAATAGAAGAAGCTTAATAATCTTAATAGATAATACGAAATAAGATTCATGGTTAAAAACATGAATCTTATTTTTGCTAATTACTATTACCTATTTAAAGTAGAGTATTTTTTATTATATTTAGTATAAATAAAATAAGAAAATATAAATGAACCAATAATAAACCGAATATAATTTATTTTTATTATTTACAATTAGATAGAATGTAATTATATTTATTAAAACAAAATAATAAACCACAAGATTAACTAATAAATGAATTTAGAATTTGAAAAAATAATAATTAAGGCGATTTATCTAAATCCAACAGTCAGAGATAAAATTTTGCCAGTACTTGATGTTAAATGGTTTAATAATAATTTAAATTTGGGCAAAATTGTTAAATCGATTATCGCTTTCAATAATCAGTATGAAGCGATGCCTAATACTATAGAAATACGTAGACTATTAAATGATGATGAATTAATTAAAGAATTTGATTCATGTATGTCAATTCCTGATGAAGAAATTGATACTAAGTTTATTATAAAAGAAATAGAAAAATTTGTACAACTGAAAAAATTATGGCAATCCGCTAGTAACATTGTTGATTATTGTAAATCGCCCAATGATGTTGAAACGACTAACAATTCATTCGCAGAACAAGTAATAGAAGCTGAAACTTTTAATTTCGATAGTTCTGTCGGTATATCCTTTTTCGAAGATACGGAAAAAATTTATGAAGATGCCATTTCGAATGAAAAAATTTATGGAACAGGTGTACAAGCTATAGATGATTTACTAAAAGGTGGTCTATATGAAAAATCTTTATATTTATTATTAGCACCTACTAATGTCGGTAAAACGTTGATGATGTGTTCTTTGTCCACGAATATGGTAAGAGCTAATTACAATGTTCTTTATATAACTTTCGAAGATTCGGAAACTAAAATTGCAAAACGTATTGCCCAAAATATGTTTGATGTCACACAGGATCAACTAAAATTGATGACGTTGGATGATTATAATAAATGTTGGACCAAAGCGAAAGCGAATATTAAAAGTAATTTAATAATAAAAGAATTTCCAGAAGATTCAACTAATGCGTTAATGTTAGAATCTTGTATAAAGGAATTAGCAGATAAAAAGGGTTTTAAACCGGATGTAGTATTTATTGACTATATAGGTTGTATGATTCCTAATGGAAGAGAGAATAATAGCGCGAATTCAAATACAGTATTGTTAAAAGTTGCTATGCAAACAAGAGCATTAGCCATGAAATATGGATTTCCTATTGTATCTGGTGCACAAGTAAATCGCGGCGGTTATGATTCAGCAGATGTTGGATTAAATGATGCAGCTGATTCATTTGGACAACATACAAAAGCTGATGCGGTGTTGGCTATTACACAAACCCCGGAATTCAAAGAACAAAATCTTTACCATGTTAAATTATCTAAAACCAGATTTGGTAATAACAGAGGCGATGATAAAGCTATACAAGTAGACATAGATAAGCAAAGAATTTATGATTTGCCCGATTACACTAGAAAAACAACGGCTTCTGTAAAAGATTTTAAAATGAACAACGTAAATAAAAAAATAAATACATTAGATGATTTTTTATGAGGTGATTAATGAGTATATTTACTGATTTAATTTTGGATGGTGAAGATATAATCTTCACAGATACGGATAAAAAGTTATTTTATGATAAAATGACTGAAAATGGATTTGATTTCTATGATATCGATGAAGAAACAAGATTACCTAAAAAAATGTTACCTGTTGTAAATAATGATTTTACAGCCGTGTTGTTATTTAATCAAATTATTTTGGATTTACATAGAAATGGAATAATTAATATTATACAATCCGTAAATTTTTTATTAGACGATTATTTTGAAGTAAACGATCTATTTAAGTTCATGCAAACCAACACATTGAGTTTAATACATTCTGAATTGAACAATAAACAAAAGAAAGATAAAAGGAATTAATTCTAAATTAATAAAGTTTAACAAATGAATATTACATCTGTACAATTATTTTGCTATATGGAAAATTTAAGAAAAATAACTAATTATAAAAGAGCCAGTTCTATAAAGAATAACTCTATATCTATGCATAATGCTAGTAAAATTGTTTATAAATTTAAAAACATAGATACTGTTTATTTTTTAGCAGATAAATATACAGAATTAAGTAATTTGATAAATAGTAAGTGTATTAATTTAGAAACGTTGCAAATATTAGTATTTGGCGAATATATAAGAACTGGGTTTTTTCCAAAAATAGAAGATTATAATAATCTATTTAAAATAGAAAAAATTATAAGTTTTTATAATTTAGATGGATTCAATCATCAATTAGATTGGTTAATCTTGCAATATACTAATAATAACACAACGTTAAACAAGTTTTCTGGTCAAAAATACGATGTTTTCAAAGTAGATTCTGAACAGAAAAATCAGCTATATTATTTGGTCAAGGATGGTACAATTTCATTATCATTATATATTTACTTTTATTATAATAAAAAATTTGAAATAAATTTTTCTAAAATAAAAGATAAAGAATATGCGAAATTTATCAAACTTGTCGATTTAGTAAAGCATATAAACATAGAACAAATCTATTATAAATAAAAACGATCAAATAAAATAAAACAAATAAAAAAGGAAAATAATATGCCAAAAAAAAGAGATTTCAGTCAATACTTTCAAGCAATTAATGAAACTGCTCAACCAGAAAAACCGGTAAGAAAATCATATAAGATTGAAAATGTATTTAAACCTACATTCGTGGATAATAAAACGGTAGTGGTTATGCGTTTTCTTCCATCACATCCAGATGAATTTAAACCTTATGTTGAAAATCGTTCTCATATGTATCAATATGAAGAAGGTAAATATTTTGGATGTGATTGTTTAGAAAAGTTTGGACAACCGTGCCCGATTTGTGATTATAATAAACGTTTATATACTAAATTCAATAAAGAGGAAGCTAGGCCTCTTCGTTTGCCTACAGCTAAACGACGATATATTTCTAACGTTTATATTGTAAAAAACGAAAATGCTCCTGAAACTGAAGGAAACGTGTATCGTTATGAATATGGTACACAAATTATGGATATAATTCGTAATGCTATGCAAGGCCATGATGATCCTGACACAGATCAACATATCGACGGTTTTAACCCATTTGATTGGCACATGGGAGCAAACTTCGTTTATGAAGCGGTTATGGGCAGTAAAGGTCCTAATTTAGATAAATGTAGGTTCGGTAGTGTTAAAGGTCCGTTACGCGATAAATCAAAACACGAATTTACGGATAGTGAACTTGATGAAATCGAAGCGAAACTATATACATTAGACGATTGTGAACATAAACCTGAAGAAGTTAAGAGTTATGAAGAAATCGTATTCAATTTTAAAGCCAAGACAGGTAAACCATTGTTTGGTATTTTCGATGATGTAGTTGTCCAGACTAAAGATACGACGGATAAAACTGAATCAGTTGATAAAGTACAAACTGGTGTTTCCACTGTTTCTGAATCTGTTTCTGAATCTGGTTCTACAGATGAAGTAGACGAAGATGAATTTTTCGCAAGTCTAAATCAATAAACATATTAAAATCAAATTCTATATATTTAAAAAATATATAGAATTTATTTTTTTTTTAATTATATTATGAAAATTGACGATTTAACAAAATCTTATATATTACTGCCGTATATTAAAAGTGCTGCTGCACGTTTAAAACATTCATACGTAGGACCGACAAAAGTAGCCGTTGAATGTGTTTATTGCGGAACTAAAGAATTAAAAGGTACCATATACTTAGCTAATACTGGCCGCTTATGTTATAATTGTTGGAAAACAGGATGTACAGCCCATGAAACAATACTTGCTGAAAAATGGTTAAAAGAAGTTGATAATTCGCAATATAATCAATATATAATTGAATTAATGTCTAAAGAGAATTCTGATAATTATGATTTTTCAAAATTAGAAGAAAAGATTAATAAAGAAAATATAGCTATTCAAGAACAACAAGAAAAAGAATTAATTGAAAAAAGAAAGAATGATAATTTAGCTACGAAATTTTTTAAAAAAATAACAATAGATTCATCAATAGCTAATAAAGCTGTGGAATATTGTGTTAACCGAAAAATCCCAGAAGATATTTGGAAAAATTTTTTTGTAGCAGTTGATGG